AGACAACATTGATTTGTATGTAGAACGAGAAAAATCATTGCAACCAAAATGGTACAATAAAAATACATTGTGGTTTGGTGCAGGATTTGTTTCAGCGTTTGGCGTTGGGATACTTGTCAATCAACTTATAAAATAAACATAATGTCTACCAACATAAAGCAGATAATACAGCAACAATATTTAATGTGTGCTAAAGATCCTGTATTTTTTATGCGGCAATATTGTTATATTCAACATCCCAAACAAGGTAAAATTAAATTTAATTTGTTTCCATTCCAGGAGCAGTCGTTAACAGAATTACGAGATAATAGATACAATGTTATACTCAAATCTAGACAGCTAGGAATATCAACATTATCGGCCGGATTTGCATTATGGAGCATGTTATTTGCAGATGATTTTAACGTACTAGTTATTGCAACAACTCAAGAAGTAGCAAAAAACTTGGTAACTAAAGTGCGAGTAATGCACGACAATTTGCCTAGTTGGCTTAAAGGTACAATTGAGGCTGACAATAAACTTTCACTTAAATTTAAAAACGGCTCACAAATTAAAGCAGTATCATCCGCAACAACTGGAGCACGTTCAGAAGCATTATCATTGCTTATTATAGATGAAGCAGCATTTATTCGTAACATTGAAGAAATTTGGATAGCATCGCAAGCAACACTATCAACAGGTGGTGGTGCTGTAGTATTATCTACACCAAATGGAGTAGGAAATTGGTTTCATCAAACATGGTCAGAAGCTGAATCTGAAATAAATGGATTTCATACAATTAAATTAAATTGGCAATTACACCCAGACCGAGATCAAGAATGGCGCGACCAACAAACTTTATTGTTAGGAGAAAGAGGCGCAGCCCAAGAATGTGATTGTGACTTTATTAGTTCAGGACATACTGTAATTGATGGTTCAATACTATTAGAATTTGATGAAAAATGTATTGACCCGATTGAAAAACGTGGATTTGATAATGCATATTGGATATGGGAATATCCAGATTACGCTAAAGATTATTTAGTAGTAGCAGACGTTGCTCGGGGTGATGGGGGCGACTGGTCGACATTTCATGTAATTGATATAGAATCAGTTACACAAGTAGCTGAATATAAAGGCAAGTTGCCCCCAAAAGATTTTGGTAACATGCTAGTTACTGTTGCAACAGAATGGAACAACGCACTTCTAGCAATTGAAAATGCCAATATTGGTTGGGCAGCTATACAGCCAGCACTAGACAGAAATTACGAAAATATATTTTATACATATAAAGACGACGGATATGTAGATACCGATGTCCAACTCAAAAAAGGGTATGATATGAAAGATAAGAGTCAAATGGTTCCGGGAGTATCAACTACAACTAAAACTAGGCCACTTATGATATCTGCACTAGAAATGTATATGAGAGAACGAACACCAGTAATACGAAGCAAGCGTTTGATTCAAGAATTATTTGTATTTATTTGGTTAAATGGAAAAGCTCAGTCACAAAGTGGATACAATGATGATTTAGTAATGGCTTTCTGTATTGGATTGTGGCTACGAGATACATCGTTAAAATTAAGACAACAAGGAATTGAACTAACAAAACGGTCGCTATCACAATTTCAAAAAACAGACCCGGTTATATATACAGGTAAGCCATCAACAAGCGCCGATGGTTGGTCCTGGAATAACGGACACAATGATGAGGATCTAACGTGGCTTATACGTTAAAATTGCAATTGTTCCGTAACATGTTATATTTATAATAAAATACATTAATTATGTCATCTTTAAGAAAACGTTTACAAAATTTATTTAGTACCAATGTAATAGTCCGAGCATATGGCAAAGACCGATTACGAGTAGTAGATACAAATCGATTGCAAGGTATTGGAAATATCAATCAAACAAAAGTAGCTGATAGATATTCTAGAATGCACGGATCACACAGGCATGGAATAAATGGCGGATATGATGCAAACTACAATTTAAATCAAAATCGTATGCAGTTATATACTGATTACGAAATGATGGATAAAGACCCAATTATATCGTCAGCGTTAGATATATACTCAGACGAATCTACATTAGCTGATCAATTCGGAGACATATTAACAATCAAAACTAGCAAAACACAAATTCAAAAAATACTTTATAATTTATTTTATGATGTATTAAACATTGATTTCAATTTATGGACTTGGATTCGTAACATGAGCAAATATGGAGATTTTTTCTTAAAATTAGATATTGCAGAAAATGTTGGTATCTTAAATGCACGTCCATTTTCAAGCTACGAAATTGAACGTTTTGAAGAATATAATGAAGAAACTGGAGAATATAATATTACATTTAAAAATCCAACAGTACAAAGTTCACCATACGAAGTATTTGAAATAGCACATTTCCGAATGCTGTCTGATTCTAATTTTTTACCATATGGTAGATCCATGTTAGAAGGAGCTAGAAAAGAATTTCAAAAATTAATGATGCTAGAAGATGCCATGTTAATTCATCGTATTATGCGAGCTCCAGAAAAACGCATATTTAAAATTGATATTGGTAATATTCCACCAAACGAAGTAGACACGTTTATGGAACAAATTATTACTAAAATGAAAAAAATTCCGCATATTGATGCGCAAACAGGAAACTATAATCTTAAATTTAATCTTAACAACATGTTAGAAGATTATTATTTACCAGTACGAGGAACTCAATCATCGACTTCAATTGACACATTACCAGGTATGACATTCACCGGAATTGAAGATATTGATTATGTTAAACATAAAATGATGGCAGCCTTAAAAGTTCCAAAACCTTTTTTAGGATATTCTGAGGGCGTTGAAGGAAAAACAACGTTAGCATCAATGGATATTCGATTTGCTCGAACAATTGAACGCATACAAAAAATTGCTGTTTCTGAATTAACTAAAATTGCAATTATACATTTATATGCTCAAGGATTTGAAGGAGAAGATTTAGTTGGATTTGAACTAGAATTAACAGCCCCATCTATAATATATGATCAACAAAAAGTTGCATTAATGAATGAAAAAATAACATTAGCTACTGCAATGAAAGATTCAAAACTAGTTTCAGACAGATACATATATGAATACATTTTTAATATGAGTGAAGAACAATGGCTTCAAGAACGAAATGACGTAGTTGAAGATCTTAAATTAAGATTTCGACAAAATCAGATTGAGCAAGAAGGAAATGACCCAGCAATCACAGGTATATCATATGGAACTCCACACGACTTAGCAACCGTACATATGTCATCAGATGAAGTAGAAACTAAAGACCCCGGAGGTCGTCCACCTGAAGGAATTAAACCAGGACAACATAAAAATGCATTTGGTTGGGATCCTACTGGTAAAAAAGAATTAGATCAAGCATTTGATATAAACAATCAAAAGTCTGCATTTTTACCTAACATGAATCAAAATATTAAACCAGCAACAGAAAGCCGACACAATATATTAAAGTATTTAAAAAATAAAAATTCACAAATGATACTTGAGTCATTAAAATCTAAAGATGAGTCACAAAACGATCAAGATAGTGGAACAATGTTAGATGAAAGTAATATTTTATAATAATCAACATATTTATACTAAATACTAAATGATTGAATTTACATGAAAAAATTAAAACATTCGAAATACAAAAACACCGGTATTCTTTTTGAAATGTTAGTTCAAAAATTAACATCGGAGACATTATCTTCGAATAAATCTACAACTGCAGATATAATTAAAAAATATTTTGGAAAAAATACTGAATTATCAAAAGAATTGTATTTATATAATATATTAATTAAAAAACCATTTGTAACTGAAGCCCATTCTTTAGATTATATTCGCACAACTAAATTAGCACATGGCAAATTAAATCAATCATTATTAAGAAGACAACGTTATAATTTAATTAAAGAAATATCAGAAAAATTTATTTTTAAAAATATGTCAAAAATGCATATTACTAATTATAAAGTACTTGCATCGGTCGGAATGATATTTGATTATGAAGAATCAGATAACCCAAAACAACTTATGGAATGTAAATCTGCTATAATTGACTATACAAAACCAACTAAAAAACAAAACATACAAATTGACCCAGCTATTAAGTTGTTTGAATCTCAAACTAAAGATATGAGATTATTAACATATAAATTAATTGTAGATAAATTTAATAAAAAATATTCTGGGCTAGATGAAAATCAAAAACAATTGTTAAATAAATACATTATCAATGTTAATGACACTACAGCATTAAAAGAATATATACAAGTTATTATACCTAAAATTAAACAACAACTAGTTACACAATCAAAACATGTAACTGACGATGTTACTAAAATTAAAGTAAAAAAACTTTCTGAAATGTTATGTACTGTAGAAAATATGAAAACTATTAAAGAATCACATGTATTGTCATTGTTACGATATTATGATTTAATTCGAGAATTAAAAGAAATTCATGCATGAATTCACTAATATTAGAAATGTCAAAATATTTTAATGAACTACAAGAAAATTCTTGTGCAGAATGCGATAAGCCATTAGATGCATGTACATGCACATCGGAAGAAGATGGATTGCTAGAACTTAATGTAACAGGTGCATTAGATGGAGGCTCCGGCCCACCTAGGGTTCCAACAGCATTTGCAAAAACAACCAATAAAAAAACAGCTGAACAATTGGGATACAAACAAGTTCAGGAACTAATGGATTCTAAGTATGAGTCAATTATTGAGTCATATAGAAAATTTGCTACTCATGATCCAAAAACCTCACCAGAACAAAAAGTTAAACGTACAATAAAAGAAGTAGCTTTAAAATTACAAGAAATTGAACAACTAGTAAATTATAGCTCTCGATTAAAAACTGAATCAGGATTATCTAGAGACGGTTACGGAGCTGCAGTAACTACTTCATTAACAAAAATAGCAGAACGATTAACAAAAATATCAGAAAGAGTAAGGGCTTTAGGAGAATAACATGTCAAAAAAACTAATATTAGAATATATGCCATTTAAACCAATTGTGCCATTGTCAGAATCATCTGGCGGTACATTTGGAATACCAGGTGGATATGTAGTTCAAGGAGTTTTACAACGTGCTGCCGCAAAAAATCAAAATGGTAGAATCTATCCTAGAAACATACTAGAAAGAGAATGCAAACGATATCAACAAGAATATATAGATCAACATAGAGCATTAGGCGAATTAGATCACCCGGAATCATCTGTAGTAAACTTGAACAACGTATCTCATAATGTTCTTAAAATTTGGTGGAAAGGCGATGATTTATGCGGAGCTGTACAAATACTAGAAACACCATCTGGGAAAATCTTGAAAGAACTATTCAAAGCCGGTATTACATTGGGAATATCTAGTCGCGGAATGGGGTCAGTTAAAGAATTAAGAAGTGAAGGAGTTGTAGAAGTTCAGGAAGACTTTGAATTAATTTGTTGGGACTTTGTATCAAATCCATCTACACAAGGAGCTTTTATGCGCCCACACCATATGAATGAATCAACAAATAAAAATAACACACAAACTAAATATAACAAAATTAACAGCATTATTACATCTATATTATGTGATGATGGAAAATGTAGGATATAATATGAAAACTCCAAATTTAAAATTTATACTAGAGACACTATTGGATGACGCACCCAAACCAACAACTCCTCAAGAAAAGCAACAGTTTATGCAAGAAATAAAAAACTTTTCGGCTATGGCTGATTCTGTATATGGAAAAGGTGATATACAAGAAATAGTAGAACGAGTTAAACGAATTGTAGATGGCGCC